TTTGAGAATGGCTTCAGATAATGGGGTAGACTTATCTAAATATTTAAAATGAAGCAAGCAATAGCACTCTATAGTACCTAATGGGGTGCTTTTTTTAATGTTCAAAATCAGGAGGTGGTGAAATGATGTGACTGAATTAAAAGGTAAACAAAAAAAGTTTGCTGACGAGTATATCAAAAGTGGTAATGCGACCGAAGCATATGTAAATGCTGGCTACAAGGTTAAAAATAATGAAACTGCGAGAGCTAATGCTAGTCGCATGCTAACAAATGCTAACGTTAAAGCTTATATCGAATCGCGCATGAAACGGCTCGAATCTGCCAAATTAGCGAGCGCCAAAGAGGTTTTAGAATACTTAACCTCAGTTATGCGAGGCGAACAAACGGAGACTGTAGCGACTGCTAAGGGCATTTTTAAGGGTATTGAAGTTTCGGCTAAAGACAGAATTACTGCTGCTAAAGAATTGCTTAAACGGTATCCAAGTGACCCTATTTCTAATGCGCAACTGCGTAAAATGGTTGCCGAAGCTAAGATGGCTGAATATAAAGTTGAGCAGTTAAACAGTGATGATCTAGACACGACAGTCAACATCAATTTCAATATTCCAAAGGAGGACAATAATGCAAGTGAGTCTTAAAGATAATATCTCGCCAGCATTTTTTAAACTTTTTTGGGATATTCATAACAAAAAACATGCCAATTATTGGCTCAAAGGAGGACGTGGTAGTACCAAGTCCTCTTTTATTTCGCTCATGATTGTGCTGGGAATTATGCAAGACAAGGACGCTAATGCGATTGTTTTGCGTAAGGTGGCCAATACGTTGCGTGACTCGGTATTTGAGCAATATTTGTGGGCAATTGACCTTTTACACGTTGATGAATACTGGCAATCGTCAGTTAGTCCGATGCAATTAACCTTTAAACCAACCGGTCAACAGATTAGATTTAAGGGTGCAGACGACCCACGTAAGATAAAGTCGCAAACGTTTAGGCAAGGTTACACGAAATTCAAGCATTTCGAAGAAGTTACGGAATTCAAAGGCATGGAAGAAATTCGTTCAATAAACCAGTCATTAGGTCGTGGTGGTTCCGGTATTATTACTTTTTATTCATACAACCCACCAGCCAGACAATCTAATTGGGTTAATCAAGCAGTTGATAGTGAACAAATGCGTGATGATACGCTGGTTAATCTATCTGACTATCGTTCAGTACCTAAGCAATGGCTGGGTATCGAATTTCTAGCAGACGCAGAGCAGCTGAAAAAGGATAACGAGAAAGCATATCGTCATGAGTATTTGGGCGAAGTCACTGGTACAGGTGCGGAAGTATTCAACAATATTACTACCAGACCAATTACTGATGATGAGATTGCTAGATTTGATAAGGTTTACTACGGACTTGATTTTGGCTTTGCCAAAGACCCGACGGCATTCGTTAAAATTTATTGGGACTCAGCAAGGCGTCGCATTTTTATTTTTGATGAATTTGAACGTGTTGGTCTAAAAGTACGTGATGCAGTTGCGATGATAAAGCAACGTAATCCCAGAAATGAACCATTAACAGCTGATTCAGCCTCCCCTGATATGATTGCGGAATACCAAGACCAGGGACTGAACATTTATGGTGCAATCAAAGGCGGAGGTTCACGTGATCACGGCTACAAGTGGCTGGAAGATTTACGTGAAATTATCATTGACCCCAACCGTTGTCCTGATGCTTGGCGTGAATTTACTAGCTATGAATTTGAAATCGATTTAAACGGAAACTACAAGTCAGGCTATCCAGATGGCAACGACCACACTATGGACGCTACCCGATATGCTCTTGAGAGTTTAATCAGGAAAGGAGGTTTTATTAAATGGAATTAGAAGCAATGAAAAAATTGCTGCAAAACACGCAAACAAGGCGAGTTAATTTTAATGCTAAATATGCTAAATCTAAAAGTTATTACCTCAATGAGAATGACATCACAATAAAAAACAACGGTGAGTCTAAAACTAAAGATGACGATGCGGCAAAGAAGAGCAAAAATCCGTTAAGGCCAGCTGATAACCGTGTGAGTTCTAACTTTCATCAATTGCTAGTTGACCAAGAAGCAGGCTATTTAGCTACCAAGCCACCAACTATTGATGTGGGTGAAGATAAGCTAAATGACCAAATCAAAGATACTTTAGGCGACAACTTTGCTTTAAGATTAAATGAATTGGTTGTTGATGCAGCTAATGCTGGTATAGCATGGCTACATTATTGGCTTGATGAAAATAACCAGTTTAGATATGCGATTGTGCCACCGGACCAGATTACACCGATATACTCAACTGATTTAAATCGTAAGTTGGTTGCCTTGAGGCGCTCATATAAAGAACTTGAGCCAGAAACCGCTAAAACTTACTGGGTACATGAATATTGGGATGATGAAACAGTCACGGTTTTTAAATCACGTGACGAGCAATTTAACAATTTAGAGCCAATTAATGATCGCTTTACGATTTATGATGCGTCAACTGATGATGCCGCAGGTACTTCAAGTGTTAATCATCATGGTATGGGACGGATACCGTTTATTGCGTTTCCTAAGAACAAGGAACAGCAACCTGATTTGTTTCATTACAAGGGCTTAATTGATGTCTACGACAAAATCTATAACGGTTACGTTAATGATTTAGATAATATTCAACAAATATTTTTAATTTTAAAGAATTATGGCGGTCAAGGTCTGGACGAATTCAGAAAAGACCTCCAACGATATAAGGCCATTAGAGTTAGAAGTATGGGTAGTGGCGATGACTCAGGTGTTGATCAATTAGCCATTAATATCCCTACTGAAGCTCGTAACTCAATGCTAGAAACAACTAAGACTAACATTTTTGTTCATGCTCAAGGAATCGATCCAACTGATTTTAAAACTAATAATGCAACTGGGACCGCAATTAAGATGCTGTATTCTCACCTTGAACTAAAAGCAGCCAAAACCGAAGCCTATTTTAGAGATGCATTGACTGAATTAGTTAGAGCAATCATGCATTGGTTAAATATTTCAGATGCGGATAGTCGAAGAATTAATCAAACTTGGACTAGAACAGCAATTCAAAATGATGTTGAACGAGCTCAAGTAGTTAGTCAATTAGCTAACTGGACAAGTAAAGAAGCAATCGCTAAAGCTAATCCAATTGTGGAAGACTGGCAAGAGGAACTCAAAGACCAACAAGAAGACCTTAAAAATCGCAATGACGAGTACGGAAACCCTAATAGCTTAAACGGTGATGATGACGATGAGCAAGAAGACAACAAGAAGTCGTAGTTACTGGCAAAAGAGGTTTTTACAGGAAAAAGACAATCAGTTGACTAATGCAGCTGAATATGAGTCAGCCATGCGTGCTCGTTTAAAAGAGGTTCAGCCAATACTAGAGCAGGAAGTTGAATACTGGCTCAATCGTTATGCCAACAATCAAAAAATCAGCAAAGAAGATGCTCGTAAAATCTTGAGCACAATTGGTACTCGTGATTGGCACATGACATTGAAGGAGTTCAAGCGTAAGGCTAAAGAAGGTGGCTTTGATAAAGAACTAGATGCCGAATATTTCAAAAGTCAATTATCAAGACTTGAGAACATAGACGAGCAACTGACCAACCTATTAAGTCAATATGCGACAGCTGAGAGTAACAAATTAGCACAAAGTCTATCTAACCAATTTCAACAAACATACATGCACAGCATCTACTTAACACAATTAGAGCAGGCTAAATTATCTAGTAACTTTGCCAATGTTAATGAATATCAAGTCAAAGTAATTGTCAACAAGCCCTGGAATGGCAGCAACTTCTCTAAACGGATTTGGAAAAACTACACTGAGGTGTTACCTAATGAATTAGGTGATGCGTTATTAAGGGGCTCTGTTTTAGGACATTCTCATGAGCAAGTGTTTAAAATGATGCGCCAGCGATTGAGAGATGTTGAAGACTATCAATTGCATCGCTTAGTGATTACTGAAATGGGGCACATTGCCGAAACAGCTACTGCAGATGCTTATAAAGAAGAGGGAGTTGAACAGTACCAGTATTTAGCAACGTTAGAGTCCCACACTTGCGAAGAATGTGGGCACTTAGATGGTGAGATTTTTGACCTGAAAGATAGAAAAGATGGCATTAATTATCCGTTAATTCATCCTTATTGTAGGTGTACAACAGTTCCTTATATTGAAGTCTTACCAGATGACCGTGTAAGGTGGTCAAGAGATCCAGAAACTGGTAAAGGCACTTATGTTGACAACATGACTTTCGACCAGTGGAAGAAGGCGGTTGATTACCAAAGGCAAAATGAGTCGTTACCGAATACTGCTGCTAGATATATTCCAAAATCGGGAAAATATAACTGGAATGAACTCAATGCAGAGCAGTATAATAAACATGTAAAGGGAACGCCCGAATTTGATAACTATGCTAAAGGTCGTAAACGACCAGTAAGTGAATTGATTATTTCACCTGTTGAAACTCAAGCATTAATTG